ACATCATATTTACAGGTTGCACAACACATTAATTTTTCACTCATTTCTTTATCCCTAAAAATAATCTTATTTTATTATTTTTTATAAAATCATTATAACACATTAAAGGATGAATGTAAATAATATAAATATGTTTATGAGGGTTTTCAATTTTTTTATAAAGGGTTACTATGGCTGAGAACACAACAAAATTAGAAGAAAGTTTTTATGAAGCGACTGGGTCAACACTTGCAAATACATCATATTTAAGGTTATTTAATCTACTCCTTGATGTGGATAGAGAGACAAAATTTTTGAATGTTTTTAAATCTGTTATTGTCAATGAAAATGCACAAACTGATATTCTGGCATATGATACTTATGAGGTATCAGAAGGTGAATTTTTAGATAATATATCATATGAAATGTATGAAACACCTAAGTTATGGTGGGTAGTGGCATTATTTAATAACTTTACAAACCCATTTGAAGAATTAGAACCTGGATCAAATATAAAAGTTTTGAAAAGTGAGCATATAAAAACAGTATTTAGTGATATGGAAAGGATAGCGGAACTATAAAATGCCATCAAATATTGATAATGAACGAAAAAATATAGGTACAGGATTTCTAACAGTTAGTATAAGAATGGGTGATGGAAAGGTATTGATTTTTCCTGGAGAATCAATCAAAGAATGCTTTTTTATTGAAGATATATTTTCATACTGTATGGTTGGTAAATTGTCATTTGTTGATAATGTTGGTTTGTATGAATATGGACCCCTTACAGGTAACGAAACTATTGCAATAAGATATGGTAGATATAGTGAGAAGGAAGTAATATTTCATATAACCAGTGTAATATCTATATCACCAACAGAAGCAACAGGGTCAGATGCTACACCTATAATATCTTTAGAGTTGATAGACACATCATATGAATTTATGACATTGAATTTATTCAGTAGGTCATTTGATGCAAAATTAAAACATACAGATGTTATCAAACACCTTTTAATGAATATGGTAGGTTGGTCTGTAAATAAAATAAACATTCTTGAGTCATCATCAGAATTTGAAGAACCCTTCGTTATTCCTTACTGGACAATAATAGACACAATGATATACATTTTAAATAAGGCAAAATATTCAGCCAATGATTATGGTTATTTGTGCTATAATAATACAAAAAATGGTTTTAGTGTAAATGTTTTACCTTTATCATATTTATTGAGTGAGTCAAATGTAGTTGATAAAATTCACTATAACCTTGATGATACAAAAGAACAAATTAATAATAAAATATTTGATTGGTGGTTTGAAGGTATAGAGCATCAAGATACTAAGAATTATAGAAGGTCAATTTATCTAACACATGATATAGAAACAAAATCAATGACCAAGATAGATATTAAATATGATGATTTTATCAAGTTTAATAAAATTCTTGGTAAATATACTTTATTTGATAATACTTATGGATTGGAAGATAAGTTGACAACATCATATGATATTGTAAATGCAGTTAATATAGATGAGGTCTATAACAAACTTCATAACGATTTTACGAAAAGGTATAATGTCCAACAAGTTTTAAATGTTATTGTATATGGTAATGAAAAGAGATATGCGGGTCACCAAATAATTATAGATTGGCCAAGTATAGATAAAACATCAAAATCATTGAGTAAAATATATGAAGGTGTTTATCTTGTAAAAACAATAACACATGATTTTGTTGGTAATAATAAAGGTATGGGATATACACAAAGAATGGTTTTGATTAAAAATGGTTATCAAAATCCATCAACAAAATTTTTAAAGAGGGCTGTAATAAGTAATATTTCAGGTGGTAAAAAGACAACGGAGTTTTCAAATGAGTAGACTTGCTGGATATATTTATGAAACAACAAGTGGTGTTTCCGATTTATCAAAACATATTTTAAATGGTTTGTTAAAGAATTTATGGGAACATTTAGTTCAATTAGATTTTACTTTGAAATCTGATGATGAATTAATATTAATATTAAATGCTTCCAATTTTCATAAAAATTTATTTGAATTTGTAAAAGCAAAGAAAAAAGCAAAATCTAATATTTCACGATTTGTGTATATGGGTATTTTTGATATGATGGAAGATAATAATAAAAAAATACCTATTAGATTATCTATAAGAAAAAATACATATGATTTTTTTCGTAGATTTGCAAAACCAAATTCAGAAAAAATATTTTTTGATTTAAAGAAAAATCAATTTGCAAGAGATATAATGGCACCATTATCACATGAAATTACACATTATCTTCAGTATATAAAATCTCGTGGTGAAATAAATTTTCCAGAAGAAGATAGTACATATGCACAATATATTTCTAATAAGGCTGAACTTGAAGCATTTGCATTACAAATAACATTAGAACAAATTACTGGTAAAAAATCAAGTATGTATAATGTTTATTTAAAATATAAAAATAAAGGGTCAATTTCGGATAAAACTTGGAATAATTTATTAAGAAAAATAGATTATTTTAAAAAAGAAATAAAAAATTCAGATATTTTTGTTTAATTAAGGGAAATAATAATGAAATTAAAAAAATATTTAGTAAATGAATCAGATGAAGGTGTTAAAGAAATTGATTTTACAAATGCAAAAGATGCATATAATAAAATTAAAAAAGACTGTTCAAAATATTTAAGTTTATTAGGTAATAATATACCTTTTTTTAGAGGTGTACGTTATACTTTATATTCAAGTAATTCATATTTAAAAATTAAAACCAGAAAAGATAGACGGTCCTATGTGAATACAAGAAGGGTATTTACTCCTTTTATTGAGAAATTATTTAATGAACATAATATACCATTAAGAAGTAAATCAGTAAATGTAACTTCTGATATATCACATGCTCGTTTCTTTTCTAATAATGTATATTATTTCTTACCAATAGGTAATTTTAATTATGCTTATTGTAAATCAAGTGATTATAATATGTCAAAAGGAAAATATGATATAAATGGTCTTTTTAGGTATCTGAGTGGTTTAGTTGATTGGGTTGATGATGAGATAGCTTGGAGTTTTATCAAGGATGGTATTGTTGTAAATGATGGTTTAAAAGTTGCACATTCAAAAAAATTTGAGGTATGGTTTGAATGTGATTCGTATTATGCAGTAAAATTGGGTGATGAATTAGGAGAATTATTTGAAAAATGAATAAAACTTTACATAAATTATATGGATTCTATAGAGGTGTAGTTGAAGATAATGACGACCCATTAAAAGTTGGACGAGTTAGAGCCAGAATTTGGGGTCTTCATACAGAAAAACTAACAAGGGATGCAAGAGAGGGTGTATTAACAGAACATCTACCCTGGGTAGAACCTTGTTTATCAATTGTTGAAGGTGCAATTTCAGGTTTTGGTTTATTTGGTGTACCACTTCAAGGTTCACATATTATGATATTTTTTGAAAATGGTGAATATGATAAACCAATGTATTTTGCATCTATACCAGGTATACCAACATCTAAGAATCCGAGAGAGGGTTTTAATGACCCTGATAATGTATATCCATCAACACTTAATGAAAGTGATTACCACTCACGAGCAAGAGCACACTATCCACATAATACAATATTAGCAGTTCATGGTGGTCACTATATTGAATTGGATTCAACAACAGGTGATAAGAAAATTAGAATTTATCATAACAGTGGTACTTATCTTGAAATGCAAAATAACGGTAGTGTTAATATAAATACTACAAGTAATCATGTAGAAAACATAACAGGAACTTGTAATATAAACGTAACAGGTAATTGTAGTGTAACAGCACCTAAAGTAACAATAACATCACCAGATACGGTAGTAACAAGTGGTACTGTAAAATTGGCAGCACAGGATACATTAAGAGGTTTATGTGATACAAGAATGATAACACTTTATAACTCACATACACATAATCATAATGACCCGGCAGGCACTACCACAACACCAAATCAACAAGCATCAACAGGCTCACATGCCACTGCAAATACAACAGCGTCTTAAAGTGTGTGTATATGTGCGTCAAAAATCGCTCCTGGAAGGTGTCCAGGAGAGAGTAAAAAATACAAATAATTTAGATAAATTGTTAGTAATTAAATTTAATTATAGATAATTAATCTTAAATTATAAAATAATTATTAATAATTTCGGAGAAATTAATAAATGACTATTAGAACAGCAGTTTATTCAGATGTAGATATGGAATTAAATAGACAAAATGATGGTGATATACAAAGAGATATAGAATTACATGCTGTCATTAATTCTCTTGAAAATATTATTTCAACAATACAGGGTTCTCGTAGAATGTTACCAGAGTTTGCCATGGATATACATAAAATGTTATTTGAACCTTTGGATGATAAAACAGCAAATATGATAGGTAAAAGAATAATTTATGCTATACAAACATGGGATAATAGAGTAGAAATTGTTAAGTTGGATGTAGATGTTAATTATGACCAAAATTTGTATAATATGACTTTGAGTTTTCAAATAAAACCTATTAATGAAATTATTTCAATAGACTTTATTCTTGTAGCACAATAAATATAAATAAGATGAATACATAAATTATTATGGGGAGAAAATAGTAATGTCAACATTATCACCTGACTATCTATCAATAGATTATAACAGTTTAATAACACGATTAAAAAATCAATTAAAAAATTCAGATACATTTGCAGATTATAACTTTGAAGGTTCTAATATAGCAATTCTTATAGAATTGGTTGCTTATATTGCTGAATTGAATACATATTTCACAAATAAGGTTGCTAAAAATGTTCATATAGAAACCGCAGATGTTTATGAAGCAGTAAACAGGGCTGCAAGACAAATGGGTTATGAAGCAAAAGGTGCAATCTCATCACAAACAACAGTAAGTGTAAATGTAACAAATGCTGAAATTGGTAGTATCTACAGAATATATCCATTCACACAAATTGAATGTCCTGAAAATCAAGATGAAGATGGTAATACTATAAAATTCGCAAATACAATTTTATATTCAGTACTTGCCTCTGCTTCAAGTTTCACAATTAATATGAATGTAAGACAGGGTGAGGTAACAGAATTAACAGGATATACAGGTGAGGATTTAATTGATAATGAATTATTTCTACCATCTAATTATGAATTTGATAATGATTTAGATGATGATTATCCATCAATGGAACTTAGAGTTAATGATATTGCATGGACAAGAATCCCTGATTTCTGGGATGAGTTGTCTGCATATAGAACAATTGATGATGTTTATATGTTTGTACATGACAGATATGGTAGAAGTAAAGTAGTCTTCTCATCATCAAGAAATGTACCAACAAGGGACGATTCAATTGAAATAACCGTTTTAAAATCTTTAGGTGCTGATGGTAATGTTGCAATTGGTACAATAACTCAGCCTGAAACAGAGTTTCTATTTAATGAAACCGAAGGTGAATATTTTGATAATGATTCAATAACAGTTATAAACCCAACTGAATCAATAGGTGGTCAAGACCCGGAAAACATAGATACAATTAAAGAAAATGCAAAATCAACATTACATACTCAATATAGAAATGTAACAGCAAAAGATTATGAATCCCATCTTGAAGAAAGATCAGATGTTATAGTAGCAAAAGCATGGGGTGAACAAGAGATTTATCCCACAGGAAGTTATACCAATTATAACAGAGTTTATCTATCTATTATTCCAAGTGAGTGGGGTGCAGGTAGTATAACATATACAACAACAACATTTGACCCAAGTTGGCCTGTTGAAAATGCAGAAACAATTATGGTACCATCAAGTTATAATAGTACTTGGAGTGATGCATTAAAATTATACATGGAACCAAGAAAAATGATTTCTGCTTATGAAGAATTTTCAGCACCGGTTCTTATCTATTTTGCCATTGATTTTAGTGTTAGAATAAAAAGAGGTTATGAGTTTACTTTAGTTCAATCAGATATAATAAATAAACTTATATATTGGTTTAGGGATGAAAATCATGATTTTAACTCAACCATAAGTTTTAATGATATAGTTGAATATATATTAGATACAACCGAAGCATCTCCTACAGATGAATATTTAAATACAAAAGGTATAAGAAATTTAAATATTCGTGATATTGAAATAAGTCATACTATATATGAAAATAATGATGATGGTAATTATCCATATTATATAGAAGATCCAACTACATATGAAGGTGATAACCAATTAAGAACAATTAAACTTGGTTTAAATCAATTCCCAATGCTGGCAAGTACAATCGTTAGAGTTACACAGGAAGAAACTTAATTATGCCTAAATTTACTGACCCGAATTATAATACATTAAAAACTTATTTTGATATATTGGTAAGTCCACGAAGTGGTAATGCCAACTCATATATAGTAAGTCAAAAAGGTGTCATTGTTGCAACTGGTGGTATATCATCACCACTTTATCAATTAAAAGACAATGGTGATTTTGTTGGTTATAATTTTATAATCAATGAAATTAGAGGTGATGATTTTATTTTTACATATGATGGTATGCATTCAAGACATTCAGAAGCAACACGATTAGAAACCGGTAAAGAAATGTATTTTAGAAAAAATTCATTCTTTAGAAACTGGTTAGATAATAATGCAGATGTGTATGGTAATTTTGTAAATAGACACAAGAGTTTTATATATTTCGGTAAGATATATGAGTTATCTGGTTATGTTGGAAGATATTATATAAAATTTGAAGGTTTAAAAAATTGGGTACTGGAATGTTTACCACAACATAATAGAACTGAAAGAATAACAGAATTTGTAAATGTTGCGTTTGACCAAGTATATCATGAACCTTATAACATGTTAAAAAATATGTGGTCATTTTTTGACCCAAAAGAAATTGATTTTAAGCATTTATATTATCTTGCGGATAGATATGGTATAGTACTTGATAACTCATTAGAAGAAAGTGTTCTGAGAGAATGGGTTGACCAATTAATGTTTCTTTTAAAAAGAAAAAGTACATATACATCTTATTTTATTATTTATAAGTTATTATTTTCAAACACAAACAACAAACTTAATATTTATGAAAGGTGGTTAGAAAAGTGTCATCCACGAATTTTTGGTGATACAACACCTGCAGGTTATTTTGAAGACCATCATATATTAGAGCATTACGGTGTTCATCCATCAGGTGGCGCTGGTGATATTTGGTATCAACCATATGACCCAGATGATTATCCAGTATTTTCAGATATTAACCCTTGGGAAGATATTACTTATACATGTAATAATGAGTATCTTAGTATGGCTACATCTTCATTTTCCACAACAGATACTAATAGTAGAATTGTTTTACAAGATGATAACAGTATTATAGTTCATGCATTTGATCCAGATTCACATACATTACATGTATCAAAACAATTTTTTTCACGGTCTGTGGCACATGGTGGATTTAGATATTGTCTAAGATTTTTGGTATCATCAGCAACAACTCCTGGTACCTCAATGTTCATTTGGGCAATAGCAAATGAAGGTGCTGATATGTATCAAAACCTTGATAATCCAGTTGGACTTTATTTAAATGTTTCGTTATTAGGTACATTAAAAATTGGATTAAATAATGATGGATTAACAGAATATCTTTCAACTTCTAATGGAACAACAGATGCTACATTAGAATATGATACATGGTATCATGTTACAATTGAATCTTATTCAAATTTGGATTTTGGTCCAGATGAAGATACAAGAGTAATAGCAAGTGTTTTTACAAGTGCTAATAGATTACCAAGTGAAAAGGTTGCAACTGGAGATATTACCTATGATGGTTTAAGTAGAGATTATTTATTTTTATACACACATACTCGTGCTACCAGTTTTGGAGCATTTTATATTCATGTTGCATATCTTAGTTATTTAATAAACAGTGATGTTTGTTCACAAAAAACAATAACATGTACCAATCCATTAGATTTAACCACATTTATAGGAGAAGATACAGGTAATAATATAACAACACTTGAAGAAGATTTAATTGAAGTTGATAATTTTAACCCAAATACATCTACTATGTATCTTTATAAATCATTCACCACACTTGGTAGAATATTTGGTGGTTTTAAACATAGTTTTACTTTTTATATTCCAACATCAAATACGGGTAATGGTAGAATATATCTTTGGATGCAAGCAACACAACCTGATGTAAAATTTGATAATGCTTCTTCCGCATATGGATTTTATATTGATGGATTTCTTACATTAAAATGTGGTTTAAGTAGTCCATCAACATCAAAAACCATTTCTACAGATATTAGAGAGGGTGTATATTATTATGCAACCATATATACCGAAGATATGGATGCAGATTATATAGCAATTGATATATATAATGCTCCTACAAGAAGAACTTCTGAGAAAATTATCAGTGGTAATATACAACATGATGGTGCAAGTAGAAATTATTTATATGTATTAAATCAAGGTGGAAGTCTTACTGGAAGTCATGATTTGCAAATTTCTGATTATTATACAGGTGCAACAGAAGTAGAGACAATTGCAGCATCAGGTAATCTATTTCTATCACCACATTATAAAGTTGAAATTGACTTATCAACCGAACCAATGTATGTTAATAGTTATACAAATTGTATAATAACAGAATATTATGCAAAAGAAATAATTAGATACTGGGAGTATTTAAAGCCTGTATCAAAATTTCTTGATTATCATTTTGTTTTAGCGCCATTGGCAAGGATTGATGATTTTAATGAATATATATCATTATATAATGAATCAGGTGGTGCTGGTGGTTATTGTTTAACTAAATTTACAGGTTCATTTTTCACTGAACAAGGTGAGGGTGGTGGTGAGGTCAATCCAGATTTTAATGAAAAAATATATGTATATAGACAAGCAATAAATAAAACTGAGTGGAAAATAGACCATAATTTAAATGCATCTGATGTAATAGTTCAAGTATATGATGAATATAATCAAATAGTATATATGGATAATATTACAATAATTGATGCAAACTCACTTACATTAACATTTGAATCTGCAATTAGAGGTTCAGCATTTATAGCAGCATTAAAAGATTGGAATTATCTACATACAACATCTGTAGCAGCTGACCCTTGGACAATTAATCATAACTTAGGTGATGAGGGTGCACAAAGTTTTGTTTTTGATATTTATAATTTAAGTAGAAATGATTATTTAATTCCAGATAAGGTACAAATAATAAATACTAACCAAATGGTTGTAACTTGGTCAACTACTGATAAAGCGGTAACCGCAACGGGTAGAATACCAATTAGAGATGAAGATTATATACATACTCAAGCAGTTGCATCAACAGTATGGACAATCAACCATAACTTGAATGCTGCAGGTTTTATTGTTGAAGTTTGGGATTCTGATGGTGAATATGTATTTCCTGCATCAATAACACATACAACATTTAATAGAACCACAATAACATTTGCTGAAGCAACAGCAGGACATGCGACACTTGTTTATTGTCAACGAGAATTTGATTCAGAAGAAGTTGTAAATTCAATGTTTAATGGTGGTTATTGGATGATAGGTGATGAAGATAATGATACTTTTGAACCAGAAATAGCAAATCGTTTAAATTCACCAACAGCAAGTGGATCATTGTTAGAAGAAGATATTATAGAATATGCTGATAAATATATAGTAAATTTTACTGTTCCAAAGGGACAAGAATATAGTATTAGAGAATTTGGTATTTTCAACTCCGAAGGTAATATAATGTTTTATACAAAATGTTCGGAATTGTTTAAGCCAGAAGAAGTACAATTAGATATACATTATAGAATTTCCAAGGAGTAAATATAGTATGAGCCGATACCAATACTGGCAATATATTGTTGATGAAGATGGTAGACCTCTTGAAGGTGTAAATATAAGATTTTATTTAAATGATAATCCTAATGTTGAGGCGGACATATTTATAAGTCCCACATTAGGTGCACCTACCAAAACATCAATAGTTGATCTTGAATCAGATGAAAATGGTTATTTTGAATTTTGGGTTGGAGATGAATTTGAATCTATTGGTGGTTATTCAGCAACTCAAAGATTTAGACTTACATGGGAGAGAGCAGGTATTCTTGAAGGTGCAATTGATAATATTGATATTTTCCCAATGGTTTTTAGTGTTGATGAATCAGACCAGAGTGGTCTAACATCAGCACAGAGAAATAAATTAATTAGTAATGCTTTAGCATTTAAATGGGATAACCATGTAAATTCAACATTTGCAAGTTCACCTCACGGTTTACAACCAGTTGATTGGACGGATGATACAGATGATACATATAATAAACTTATAAATAACTCAATATTAAATTATGTATTTTCTGTCATTGCATCTGCTGGTACAGTTTCACTTGGTGTATCTGGTGCCGCTGCTCGTTATTTCACAATAGAGTCCTGGAATGCATATGGTGAATATTTTTATATTGATATATTACATGGTTTGGGTAGAAATTATCCAGCAGTACAAGTTGTTGAACAGTCTACAGGTAATGTATTAATACCTTACCATATAGTATCAATAAATTCAAACACAACAAGAATATGGGTTTCTCGTGAATTTGTTGCCGAAGTTACAATAATAGGATAATAGGATATAATATATGTCAAGATTAAAATTTTGGGCTTATGTAAAAGATGAAGAAGGTGAGGTTGTACCTTCTGCTGGTATTGGTTTTTATTTAAATGGTACTAATGATTTGGCAACAATATATTCAACACCAGTATCAGCAGCAGATGATGAAATTGACCAAACCTCATGGACAGCAGATGATGATGGTTATTTTGAATTTTTTGTTGGTGATTCTGTAGAAGTATTACCTAATGTTGGATATGATGTTGACCAATTATTTGATTTAAGATGGCATTCTCCTGATAATGTAAAGTATGGCAATATTGATAACCTACAATTATTTTTTCAATTATATGAAGCAGACCCAACAGATGAGTTTGATACTGTAAAAAACAAACTGGTTAGTAATGAGGATTCATATACATGGTCAACACATGTTGAAGAAACTTGGTTTCATCAAGTCCATCAATTAGAACCTGCTGATTTTCAAGACCAACAAGATGTTACTTATAATAAACTTGTAAGTAATAAATTAATGAATGATATTTATAGAGATTTAGATAGTTATAGAATATCGGGCGGTGGAGTTCGTTATATTGAATGTGTTGGTGCAGTTGGTCAAGAATTTTATACTGACCCTGGTGATTGGGTTGCTGATGGTGATTATTATTCATATACAGTTGCACATGGATTTAGATTTGATAATCCTATAGTTACGGTTTGGGATTCAAATAGAAGGGTTTTTATACCTGTAAGAATTGAACAAATAGATGAAAACACATTAAAAGTATATTCAAATACACAACTTGAAAGAGTTATATTTATTGTTGGTGAAAGATATGTTGATGTCACCATTGATTTTGAAGAAAATGTTCAAATGTTTACAGAGATTTTTGAACATCTTGGAATCACAATTGATATTGATGAATTTCCTGGTACACCACAACTTATATTGGAAATGTGGAGTGCTACAACAGAGGAAGGTGGTGGTACTGTTGAACTTTGGACAAGAATATATCCAACAACTGATAAAGCAGAAGAACAATCTAACCAAGTTATCTTTTCTGGTGATTCAAGGTCAGCTGTTGATGATGGTTATATTTATGTACAGGCTGATGATATAAAAGTAGCATATAGTGATATAAGTGATGATCCATCACGAATTTATAGGTATGATACAACATTAGATACTTGGACATTAATTACAAGTACTGGACCTGATAGAAAAGACTGTATACTTGAGGAAATGGGTAATGGTAAATTATATGTTCATGGTGGTTATAGCAATCCAATTAATTGGAAAAGTGATACATGGTCATATAATATATCAGCAGATACATGGACACAAATATCCACAGCAGGTCCATTATACACAAAAATGACATCAACTTCTAAGCATGAAAACTCCGAAGAAAAAATATTTATTTATGGTATGACAAATATTACTTATACTACAACAGAAGATATGTGGCAATATGATGTTTTAGGTGATGCTTGGACATTATTATCATCATCATCACCATTAAGTTTTAATGATACATTGAGAATGATATATTATGATGATAAAATTTATTGTGTAAGTTCAGATGAAATGTATACTTTTAATTTATCTGGTAATAATTGGTCAAGTTCTTTACCATTTCCTTTCATTTCTAAAGTTTATTATCATTCAGTTACATTATTGGATGGTGTAATTTATTTAGTAGGAGGTTATTCAAATGCAATATATAATCTTGAAGTTTGGTCTTATGATATTGAATTAAATACATGGCAACAACTTACAGATTTACCTTATGGTATTTATGGACATTTTCTTGAAAATGTTTCAGGTTCTTTATATTGTGGTGGTGCAAATAGTTGTAAAAATTATATGCTTAAATATGATCCGATAGGTGATGAATTTGAAACTTTAAATACCGTGATGATTGATAATTTTATACCTTCAAGAATTTCTTATATTAATTTTGAATATAATGATTTATTATATATTTTAAATGGATATCGTACATATAAACTAAATGACCAATGGATTTATAACCCATATACAGATACATCAACAATGTTAGCATCAGGTAGTATAAAGAGATTATGGGACCCTTCTATTTCGGTTTTGAATAATAAAGCTTATGTTTTTGGTGGTTATGATTTAAATACATCAAGTTATTCATATAAGTTATTTTCTTTTGATGTTTTAACTGAAACATGGGTTCAACTTGCAAATTTACCAACTTCTGTGGGTAGACGAGCACCAACTTCT